CTGGTCAGCCGCATTCCCCCGAAGGGTTGAGTGAACACCTGGTGTTTACAAGTTGCGCATAGAGCGCAACCACTCTCGACGTTCCACCATCACCGGATCACGAGGACGCTTGTCCTGGCTTGACTGCCCGCTAACGGACGCATCAGAGGCCGGCCGCAGCGTTCCTGCAGGTGGGGCGATGGGTACTTGTGCTGAGAGCACCTGGAATGGATTGGTGGTAATTACTCCACTCGTCCACACGGAAGGAGAGAGGGTCAGGTTGTTGACCATCTTCTCATCCCCGCCGTTGGCTGCCGCAAGTGCGGCAGCCGCTGTAGAATATTTAACAGCGGGGGTTGGTGGCAATGTCACACGATTGGCTGTGCGGCACGCCATGCGGCCTGGGTGTGTGGCCGTCCGTTTCGACTTTCTGGGTCCCACATGTATCCAACAGTGAGAGGCAGTGGCTTTGGGCACCCATTTCTGCATTGGGGGCGCCTCAGGGAGCCAGTCGTCGTCCTCCATCTGAAACTCGTTGCCGTCATCGATAACACAGCAATCGGGTACCGAACCGTCGATCATGGCGGCGCGCGATAATGGGGGGAAGTCAAGGATATATGGAACGCTAGTGACACGATCGAGCATTTCCTTGTACTGCTCGAGGTGGCTGCGTGTAAGGCTATACACGATCAGCAGCATCTCCCAGATGCGTTCACTGCGTTCGCGCTTTCCCTCAGTGGCGGCGGAGAGGACTGAATCACTCTCTTGATCGCTAGCCACACGCACACGGTCAACGCGGCCATACCGGTCGCGGCTGTGCTTTGGGGTCACGCCTTCTGTTACACGCAATAGCGTGTCATTGAGCTCCTGCAGGAATGGAATGCCTGCTAATGAGCGGTGGCGGCTCAAGGCATCGCCACGAACGAGTCCTCTGGCATGGTCAGCTCGCGGCACTCGCTTGCCGTCAACTATTGAGAACGGGACGTTGGTGTAATAACCATACTTTGCATAGACCCGCCCCAGATTTGGAGCTAACACAATTGACTCCACGCCGTCGATTAAGACGGGGTAGAACTTGCTTGAGAGGAATGAACATCGGTACCTGGCATTCTCGCCAGTGAACAGCTTCAGCTTGAGGTCCAACCCAAGTGATGCTAGCATTGGCACTATGGGAATTGGACGCCCCTGGTCCACCACGAGATTGTGGGGTGCTACCAGGAGGTTATCGTCGCCGAGGGCGAAATACCGGATTTGTTCGATGATCTTCTCGATGGACTGACCTGTCAGTTCACAAAGAGCGAAGATCATTGCACACACTTGCAGCAGAGTATTGCCGCAGGACGTTTGATTGTCCCCAGAGTGTCGCGTGCCCTCAACAGAGTATCTGATGTCGAACTTGGCGACACCGACAGTCTGGATGGCTGCGCGCATTGCAACGATCACGTTGTCGGGAGCGCCAAAGCGCTTAAACAGCTCGATCTCGAGCCCCAACAAAAGTTC